AACTACGACATAATAGCAAAATTTATAATCACCATCCGGGATAATAATAAAGCGACCGCCCGACTCTTGGACGGAGTTTAAAAAACCCTGCATCTCGGAGACAACGGCCGGGTCTTCTAGGTTGTCAAAAACAAGGGAGGATTCCCACTCTACCGTTGACCTGTGGCTTGTCCAGTCCTGGCCGAAATGGGTTTCTTGATTCCCCATATAATAGGCCGGGCTCTCGGGCCTCCCATCCTGTAAATGGACGTTTCTTGAAAAGCTCGAATAGCGGCCGAGGAAAAGCTCCCCGATCTGAGGTATCGGGTTGTTAGCCTCGTTAATTTCAACTCGAAAATATCGGGCATAGCACGAAACGATTTTGTATATATTCCGATGATTCGAGACGAGACGAGGGAGGAGGCCCTCATTGCATGAGCCGGACGGGAGAGAAGACCAGTTACACGCCCCCGATCCCGAACAAGGAGAATCACAGGACTTCAAGCGAAAGTCCGCGGCCGAATATGCGCCCCCGAAATTATGATTAAAAATCGCGCAAAGTGTAACCTCTTGGGCTTCTGTTAGATCAACGCAAACCCACTCCGGGACCTCACGCGGGGATTGCCGGTCTCCCAGGAAGCGGAAGGGTTTAGAGGGCCGCTCGTTGTAAAGATTCTCTAGCGTGTAGATTGTGTCTTCGGTAGAGGCATAGAGCGGGGTGTCCGCCGTTATCAGATTTTCGGTTGCGTAGAGTATCCCCATTATGACGCTCCTAGGCCGAGCTTCTCTTGGAAGAGAGAGCGAAATCTATTTGTGTCTAAAAGATGCAAAAAGCTTCTCATCATCTCCTCTGCGAAACGCTCCGTGAAATTCGGGTCAACCTGATTTTCAAAGGTATTTCGATTGACGAGCCGGACGTTAATTATTGGAGGGGACGAGCCTCCGCCATTCCCCCCTCCGCCCCCTCCTTGTATAACCCGCATTAAATCATCATGGGGTAAAATATACTCCGGCTTGTTGGCGGTCCCATGAGCAAAAACCATTTCGTTTGTTTTAACGACGGCTCCGGATTGAGCGGTTTTTTTCCCTCTCAATTCCTTTACGGCCGCCGAAGTGTTGGCGATTATTTCTTTTAAAAATTTAGAATGATTCCATCCGATTTTCTGTAAAGACCCGATGCGGTCATTCATTTGCCATCCGGTCTTTTTTATATCGTCCCCTATCCATTTGATGTTATCAACATTATTAAGGATATTCCGGGCCTCAATCCAAATATTATGAAGCTCCCGATTAGAGGCATCAATGGCCCCCTTTGTTTTCGAGCCAGAAACGAGGGAGGCGAGTCCGGATACAATTCCCCCGGCAACGTTTCCGATAATTCCAGCCGGAGAGAAATTAGCGGCCGCCGAGGTGAGCGTAGAGAGGGCGTTTCCCGCAATACCGCCACCCCCGGAGCCCCCGGAGAAGATACTAGAGAGAGCCCCCCCGATGTCGTCAACTAAGGACCCCGCAAGCTTCCCGATCCCGGAAAGCCCTTTCTCGATAAACCCTGTCATAAACTTAGAAGCGAGTTGCCCAACAATATCGAAAAATTGAGTTTTGACGGCCTCAAGAGCCCCCTTTACTCCGTCTTTAAAGCTCGTTGCCCCGGTTAAAATATCGGAGATTGTTGTTGACCACTTTGTTTTAAGGCCGTCCGTCATATCCGACCATTTAAACAAAACCTCTTGAGTTCCGGATTTCGCGCTAGCAACGAAAGTCTCGGTTTTGCCGGACATCGTATCAACGGCCAACCCGTAAACATCGCTTAAGTCTCGGGCTTTCGGGACGGTAGTCTCCGCTATTGTCCCAAGCTCGGCGATCTCTTCTTTAGCCTTTTTCGTTGCGGCCTGATAGGTCTCGAGGTCAATAACCCCGTCCTTATAGGCTTTATGCAAAGCCTCTAGATAGCCCTCAAGCTCGGAGACCCGGGCGGACTTTTCATTGATGGTTTTAAGGCCAAGGTCTGAAATATAATTAAGATAAGTTTTAGTCTTTTCCGAGGTTGCGGCGGTTTGCGTCCCAACGGCTTGAATCTCTTTCGCTAGGTCCGATACGGTCGGAATCGTAGTTTTCAGGGTCGCGTTTTTCTTCTCGTACTCTTCCCGAGATTTTTTTGTAACCTCAGCCAACCCCTCTTGTAGGGCCTTCCCTTCCTGGCCGCGTTTTATCGCAAGGGCAAGCTTGGCCGCATTGTTCCCATATTCCCGAGAGAGCTTTACGAACTCGAGCCGGGACATCCCGGCCGCATCGGCGGCCTGTCGGAGCTTTTGCATGAGCTTATGCTCGGCATTAAAAGCCCGATGATCAGCGTCAACCATCTTGCTTTTAGAGTCGATAAGATCATTGATAACCTTATAGGCCCCAACGGCGGCGGCGGTTACAATGCCGATAGGCCCGGCTAGGCCCTTGATAGCAACCCCGACTAATTTAATCCCGGCAACGAGACGCGGGAGGGCGATCATCATCCGCCCCATGATCGCCATAAGGGGGCCGAGGGCGGCCGCCGCCAACCCCACCTTTACAATGAGTTCTTTCTTCGAGTCTGAAAGATTATTAAACCATTGAACGGCGGGCTTTATAACATCGTCAACGAGTTGTCTTAATATCGGAGCAAGCGTTTTTGAGACGGCAATTGCGCCCTCTTCGAGGGCCGATTTCATAAGCTTAATCGACCCTTGGAAGGTATCAACCTGTTGAGTTGCCATCTCGGAGGCCCGGTTGGTTCCGGTAACATCCGCCTCATATTGGCGGAGAGCGTCCCCGCCTTGAGCAAGCAAGGCGGCCATGGCCGGACCCGCTCGGACCCCAAATATTTTAATGATAGCCTCGGTATCAGCCCCCCTCTTGCCGAGGAGGTCAACGATATCGGCCATAGACTTAGTTTTCGGGTTGACATCATCAAAGGTGAGCCCAAGGGAGCCAAGGCCCGCCGCCGTCTCTTTTGTCGGCTTTACGAGTTTCGCAAAAGCCATCCGGAGGGCGGTCCCGGCCTGGGAAGCATCGAACCCCGCATTATACATCCCCATTAAAGAGGCCGTGGTTTGCTCGATTGAAATTCCCAGGGAATTTGCGATAGGCCCGACATACGTCATGGACGTACCGAGCTTTGTCATGGTAGCCTGGGAGCCCGAGATTGCGGCGGCAAAAACATTTGAGACCCGAGCCGCCCCTTCGGAGCCGAGTTGGAATTGGCTCAAAGATGCAACGACTGTGTCGGTTGTATAAGCTAAATCGGATTGAGTAGCGGCGGCAAGGTTTAGGGTGGAATTGAGAGCCTTTTCCATGTCGTCAACCTTCCAGCCCGCCGAGGCCATAAAATACATGGCATCGGCCGCCTGGGAGGCGGAAAAGACGGTATCCTTGCCCATAGTCCGGGCAAGGCTCTCCATTCTTGCTTTGGTTTTTTCGGATGAATCCCCGGTTACGGAGAGGGCGTTTACAATGGATTGCTCAAACTGAGCCCCGACTTTGACGGCCGCCGCCCCTGCGGCGGCTAGAGGGAGAGTGATTCCTCTTGTTAAAGATTGCCCGGCTTTCCCGAACTTAGCCCCAAGTTTCGGGACCTGGCCCTCAACGGCCTTAACCTTTTTATCCCAGTCCGTTTTGTCAAGGACTAGCTTTGATACGATCGCTCCGGCAACGAAGGCTCCCGCCGCCATATTTTAGTCCTCCCGCATCCGAGCTAGAGCAAACTCAATTTGCAAGACACGACGGCGGATTGATTCGCCCTCGGCGGCGAAAGATAATCTCATGGCCGTTATGTCCGCAAGCTCTCTTTTCAACTCATTCTTGCGGGCGACCTTAAGCCAAAAATTACGCTCCCGAGCATCGAGAGCCAAAAGCTCCTTTAAAGTAAAAAGGCCCGGAAAGGAAGAGGCAAGCTCCCCTATTTCTTCCCGCCACGGGCCGAGGATTTTTTTTCCTCGGGTCCTTCGACGGTATCGCCCTCCCGGATGGCTGTAAAGATATCCGAGACGACATGATTGAGAGCCCGGAAATCGAGATCATCGAGAAGGGTGTCATCGGGCTCGAGGCCGAGCATATAGAGAAGACGCTCGTAATTGGCGTCCGTGTCTCCCGCGTCAACCCTCTTGTCCCATTCGGCATTTTTCTTTGCCGCCTCCCGGTCATAATCTCGGACGGAAAATGTTTTCCCTTTAACGACAACCTCGATAGGCTCGTAAACCTTTTCACTTGCATCGATTTTTTTCATTGTCCTTTATCCCCTTAATTAAGATTTAAACGCCACGGCGGAAAAGATGGCCCTTCCGGGTTCCGGATTGAATGGGATGAACCTTGAACTTGACCATCAAGACTCGTTGAGTCTCCCGGTCCCATGGGAGGTCCCAATCATCATAGGGGTGAGCATGGGGAAAGAAAAACCATTCGCTCGGGTCTGTCGAGACGACGTTGTTGACGAGCGGCCGGATGACGAGATTCCGCGAGTTGGCGAAATAATCGTATCCGACAAGGTTTTTCCAGATAAACTCATCCCCGGATTGGATGTCGATCTTGTTCGGGAAAAGCTTGTACCAGTCGGACGCTTTGACCCGGACAAAGGGGGCCTCGAGTTCGATGACGGTCCCCTTTTCGATCGTGTCAACGGGGGCGTCCCCGTATCCTTCCTCGAAAACGTCAACCGTTTGGTCCCCTTTTGTGAACTTGACGGCTCCAAGGAATGAATCATAGGTCAGGTTGGCGTGACCGGAGGAGCCATAATCGACCGTTAAGGCCGCCGGGGAGATGTCTTTAAACCACCATTGCGGCATTTTTCCCTCCGCAAATAAATTTTATGGCGTCATTATCCGCCATATATAGTTACAAGAAAATACAAATCTCGCTTTCTCGTCCCGGTCCAAAATAGGAGCCGGGGCGGCTATGGCATCAATAATCATTGCCGTATAGGTTATACCTGATACGATAATAGGTAAATCTAATTGAGTCAAGCCGTGGAGTAAATAAAAAAATTCCATGGCATCATCTCGCGCCCGCATATAGTACTTATGCCGGTTCCAAATTTGAAGCGGCTTGTCTTGTCGGTCCGGGAGTTGCCCGATAACATCCGGGGCGGCATTTTCTAAAAACCCGACAACCCGATCTATGTCCGAAACCTTTGCCCCGTTGACATTAAAGATCGGAATTTGACCGGCAAAAGCGTTGACATCCCGGGACCAGTAAGGGTGACTCATTCGATTTAAAATAAAGGTTGTGATTTCTTTTATCATAGACGCCCAACCGCTTTATTAACCAAGTCGGCCATGAATTCTATTATATCATCTTTGAACATTGAAAGCTTGCTCTCTAGATATTTCGGACCCGATCCCGGGAGGGTCCAATTCCAACTCTCTTTTCCTTCATGCATGGCGGCCGCATAGGCCTTATTGAATCCAACCCATAATTCAAGGCCCTTGGTTTCGACAACAACATCCCCGGAAGACTGTAGGTCCCCGATCTCACGCGGGACATATGGCTTTTTCTTTAAGGCCAGTTGGATTATAAACCATCCTGTTTTATACATGCTTTGCCGGACAATCTCCGGATATTTAAATTTAGCATATTGAGAGAAGTCTTTTAAAAATTTCGTTGCATCAAGGGTGAATTTAGACTTACTCATCGAACGGTTACAACCCAAGTTTGAGGGGAGAAATCATTGTCTTTATTCATCTCAAGTATCGAATATTCAGAGCCGTCATAAATGATGA